GATTCTTTATTCCCTGTAATATCAAGTTCCATATCTTTTAGTTCACCAAGGATTTCATTTCCTTCAAAACTATTCGCAAAAATTTGTTCCTGATTTGCTACTTTGATCGAAGTAGGAATAATACCACTCATTAGAGCTTGTCTATGTGGTTTTGTCAATTTAACTACAGGCAATACATTACTGTCTAAAATATCAGCGAACACCTGACAATTACCAATCGGAGTCAACTGTTGTACATCCCCCATAATAATTACTTTTGCTCCAGTAGGAATGGCTTCTAGTAAAGATAAAAACAGTGTTCCATTTATCATAGTTGCTTCATCAATAAGAACTATATCTACTGCTAACTTGTTATCTTTATTAAACATAAACTTTCCATTTTGATAACCTAAAGCTCTATGGATTGTACTTGCTGGTAATCCTGTCGCCTCTGTGATTCTAACACTTGCTTTTCCAGATAAAGCACAAGCCAAAATATTGTAATCATCATATAATGAACATATCCCATTAGCTGTGCTTGTTTTTCCCGCCCCAGCCAAACCAGTCAGTGCCATAACATGATTATCTAAACTCAATTTAATAGCACTCCGCTGTTCCTCCGTAAATGTAAATCCTTGCTTTTCCTCTACTCTTTTAACGACTGTCTCCCAATTACCAATATTGAATGACTTTGGTATATAGTCACTATGTAGTTCTGACTCATCGGTATTCTCACTATTATCTTCCATGATTCTGATTTTACCTATCTGTAATCTAAGTAATTCATTCATTATATTTTTTTCTAAATCATAAAATCTTTTCAATGCAATCTTTGATCCGTTATCCAGAACTACTACATCTTCATTCTCAATCATCTGTTTTGCTGTTGCGTTAATTACTTCTTCAGGAACAAACCCTAACGTATCATATAGTGCTTTCATTAATTCCTGATAATTCAGATAACTCTTTCCCGCTTCTCCTTGCTCATTCAAATGATGTAAAAGAAATCCTTTAATTCTACAAATATCATATTGTCCGATACCAACTTTACAAGCAACTTCATCAGCTTTCTTAAAGCCCACTCCATCTACACGAACAAGATCATAAGGATTATTTCTCACAACATCAATTACTGTATCTGGAGAATGATAGAAATCTACAAGTTTTTTAATGAATGTATGAGTTAATCCAAGTTGTCCAAGTTCCATATAAATTGCACTGTAATCCTTAGATTCCTCATATTCATCAATCATTTTTAAAGCTACCTGATTTCCAATCCCCTTGATTTTCATAAGGGATTTGACATCTCTCTCCTCTAATAGTTTGATAACATCGTCATATTCATCAAACAATTTTTCTACTAGATTTTCATTCAGTACATTCTTTAAAAATTCTTTCTGCTTATCCTTACTGGATATGTCTATGCATTTGCTTATATACACCAAATCATATGTATTTCCATAAACCTCATGTGTTTCAGCCAATTTAGCAAATATTTTATAAGTAGTTCCATATTCTAAAGTACATACATTTCCTTTTACTTTTATGTCTTCTATTTCATCCTCACAATTTTCTAATTTTCTTGTAATGAAAACTCTAAAAATTGCAAACTCTCCTGAATCAACTTTTTTCGCATATTTTGGATAAAAGATTCTATCCAAAGTGCCTTCAATTTTTATGATTCTTTCTTCTTCCACTAACATACCTCACAATTCTCTATTAGTGATTTCCCTTTACTATAATCCCTATAAACTAGATCGTATTGAGTAATTACATTGAATTCTTTATCAATATCCGCAGCAATAATATTAATTCCGTTATCATCTTTACCAATAATTTTCTTTGCAAATTCTTTTTCTGAACTCATAACATCAATAATGTCACCGTCTTGTAATGGTAAAATTTTAAATATATCTTTTCTTATCTTTCTATATTGAATATCTCCAGTTTTCATATTATATAAAATAAGATTCGGAGCAATGACATTTCTGGTATTTAACACAAACCACCTATTATCATTCAGCGATTCATCTTTAAACCTTACTTCATTAAATTTTTCTACCTGAGTTTTCATAATTAAATATGCTTCAATATGTCTATCCTCAAGATAATCAAAAATTTCTAACAACGTTTGCCTTGAATTGAGCTTATTATAAGATTTTCCACTCTTTGCTAATTCTGCATTCTTGATAATAATATTCTTTACATTTTCGTCTTTAAATTTTTTCTCTAAAGTAGTAAGGGTTATCTTATCTTTCGCATATAACAATTCAAAGTAGTCTCTAAATCTTAATAATTTATCTGTTTTTCCATAATTATTACAGCAGTCAGCAATCAAGTATCCTTCCAAAACTTTTTTTGTAATTCCACTCTCTTTACATTTCTCTAAAAATGTATAGAAATCATTACTTTCACACATACATTTGAATAAGATATTTGGTGTTTCATCCATCTTTTCTTCTTCTTTTGTTAGATACATCTCTACTCTCTTTTTGGCTTCTTCTATGTAAAAGTCTTTATCTAAATATTCTGGTACTTTAACATTGTGAATATCTCCATTCTCTATAAATAAATGATTAGGAGTTCCTGCGAACTGTTCATAAGATTTTTTACCTTTTTCAATCTTAGATTTATAGATACCTCCATCACTTTCATTCTTACTTGCGAAAACCCTATGGACTTTACTCTTTAGCAATTCACCATCCACTTTTATTACTTTTAAAGAACCTTTGTCATCTTTTTCTTTTACTGCCGTTCCATACCATACTTCTTTATATTTTGAAGAAAGTTTGATCACATTTTGGAATTTGATAAGTTCATCACATTCATTGATTGTTTCCTTTACTGGCTTTCCATAGGCTAAATAATTTCTAACAGCATCATTTAGAATTGATAAATTGTTATCTAATGGTTTGTTCTTTTTTACCATCGCTCCTTTACATTCCAATTTTCCATTCTTTTGAACTGCAATATAGTTATTTACATCTTTCTGAATCAATTTTGTATATTCATCAATTTCAAATTCCATCCTTAACCTTTTGCCTACAGAATGAGTGATTTCTATTACCTTATTCTTCATCTCCTCATTTTCACAAAGAACAAAAATACCATCTGTATTAGTTTGTAGTAATCTACAATAAGGTTCTAATTTATCTACCAAATCTAATATAAATAACTGACCAAAAATACATGTCAGATTTGCCATAAGCGGATCATAAACTGCTCCATTTATATCCTTACTAGCACCATAAATACCATTAATCATAGGTTTTAATGCTTTGTTTTTTGAATTTCCTTCTGCTTTTAGTTCCAAACGAAAATCTCTCATCTTTCTAAAATCATCAGGATTTTTAAACTTTCTACTCAATAATCCATACTCAATATCTGTAGTTGGATACATTGAAGAAACATCTGCATGTAAAATAATTCCTTCAAATACTGTCTGTTTATCATCTGCTCCATGACACCCTCCCCATGCAAATACATGAGGAATTCCGGATACAGTGCATAACAACTGATTATTATGTTGATTATCTTCGGAACGTAAATACTCTTTATATCTCCAATTTTTAGGATTCATATACCATTCAGGAATGAATTTATATTTTTCTGATAACTGAATTGTGTCTGGTAGTCTTATTGCAAATTCATCATCCATTGTGTGTTGATCAATTGCATTTAATACTTTTGCAGCCAATTGGACCTTTGTTTTACTAACATCTTCAAGTGGCAAATTATACAAATCAATAATGTCTAACTGCCCTTCAAAATCCTCCCAGTTTTCTTTTAATACTTTTGCCAACTCAGATACATCGTGATGATTATAAAATAAAGTTTGTTCAACCTCTTTTTCTGTCAATGGTCTATCAATATTAAAGTCTACTTCTGTTTCTCGAATATCATCTCCCATAAATGCTTCGCAAACTTTTAAAGATTTGTCTTTAATAATTGCATCATAATCATACAATTGATATTTCTTAGCATTTTTCACTATTTGAAATACTTTTTTGCCTTCTATAATGATTTTGTCATTGACATACCCAACATTCATTCCATCCAAAATTCCTTTAAAAATACCAACATCATATTGTCTGCTGTTATATCCAACGAAAATATCATCTTTGTGTTGAGTATAGAATTCACTTAATTTATTCTTATCATTTACAATTACAACTTCATCAGTTGAGTCATTATAATTTATAAATGTTACACAAAACCAATTAATCTTTGAATATACCTCAAAGTCGTAGCAATATATTTTAAAATTTCTATCTATGTATCTCACCTCCTACCCAAAAGCAAAACCTTGTGACTGATCCGATTTTTCAAAAATCATATCCTCGATTATTACTTGTGGACATTTCCCATTTCTCGTATCAATCGAAAATCTACCAACTATATCGAATTTCACATTATCTCCAACAGAGAGAATTTCTTTATATAGTTTTACTAAAGAACTACCTTTTGTCTGCTTTGTGAATTTGATATTATGATAGGTGAACTCTATCTTATTCTGTTTAGAACCAATCAAATTGATATTATACTTACTACACGGAATATTATTAATCAAGAAAATAGGTTCACTTACGGTATTTCCCCAGATGTGGTCATACTTAGCAACATTCTTAATAATCTGATCATGTAATTGGGAAGCATCATACACGTTGTAAACATAATAGGTAGGCTCATCTATTTTTTTCATAGTTGATAACATTTGAAATAATTTATTTGTATTATCAAATGGAATCTCACAACCAAATGCACCAGGATGACCATCTACTTTTGTAAATAGTTGTGTATCTTTACACCATTGATTAAAATCTCTAATCTCACATTTTTCATATCCTCTACCGCTTCCCTTGCACACATCTCCTTTTCTTCTCATAAGTAAACAAGGTCTTTGGTATTGATCCGCTAACCTATTTGCAATAAGACCAGTTGAATTACTATCAACATCATCTCTTGCATTACATACAAGTATTGGCAATTTATCCATACCAAACTTTTCAATTTCTTCTGAAAGTATTGAAGCACTTTCCTCTGTCATTTTCTTTTGTTTTCTATTAGATGATTCACACGCTTTCAAAACATATTCTTGAATTGTCATTTCAACAATTCCTTTACCACGTACTTTTCTCTCTAATATTTTGTCCGAATTAATAAGTGCTTCAAACATATATCTTTTATCTTCAAATTCTCCTAATCGAATAAGTGAATTGATTAATGGACAAACATAAAATCCCATGCCGTTTATTGTGATTTTGTAATCCATTGAATACATTTGAGCATCAACTAATGTTCTGATAAATTTATTCTTATTAGTATGATTTCTAATCTGATTTAGTCCCTCTAAAATCAAATATCTTGTTTGCAAATTCATAGCATCAGCTCTGTCCCCTATCATTCCTAAAGCAACTAAATCAAGATAGTCATCTGCATAATTAACACCGTAATACTTATCTAACAGCTTAGTGAATTTATATGTAATACCCACACCCGTCATGGATTTGTCTGTAACCTTTTCAGACAATTGATTATTTACTACTATCGCCGGATTTCCTTCATCAGATATAGAGTGATGATCCAAAATTATAATGTCCTTACCACTTCCTGCAATCTTTGCACATTCATCAACATCACCTGTTCCTGCGTCTGGAACAATAACCAATTGGGAATCATCCAAGCAAATTTCTTCTACAAATTCGTCCAATCCATGAGATTTTCCTTTATGTATGAAGTATCGAATCTCAATAGATGACTTTATTCTCTTAATATACTGATAAATATTCGCACCAGATGTATTACCATCCACATCACAATCAACAACTAAATCAATCACACTATTCTTTTCTATATGTTCAACTAACGTATCTCTCGCTTTTTCAATATTATTGAATAACAATTCACTCTCTGTATTTTTAATAGTTGGATTTAGGAAGGATTTAATATCAGTGATACCTTTTAACTTCAAAATATCTTCAAGCTCATTCCCAAATCTTACTTGACCTAATACTTCATATTTAAAACTCAATTAATATCTCCTTCCTAGTTATTCGTCCCAACATATATTTTCTGATCCATTAATTTCAATAATATTTCCTTTCCTTTATCAGTTGGTGAATCTTTATAATTAAGCAAATCATTTGAATCCCATAAAACCGTAACCACAACATACGCAGACAATTTATCAATAATTTTATCTTTTATGTGCTTAGCCCATTTTTTGCATTCCTCAGAGTCCAATGTTTGATATTGCTTATCTAATGCAATTATTACTTCTCTCACACCAAGCATTAAAATTAATCCACGTTGATAGTCTGTAAGATTACTTCCACATAAAGCAACCGTAAAATTGTCTTCTCCAAACATTGTGTCTGTTTGAAATACTGATTTTTCAGCTTCTACCAACATAATTTTTCTTTTAGTTTGAATGGCTTTCATATTATGATTTAAACCAAACAAATTTTGACCAAGAGAATGATTATAAAATCTTCTACCAACCTTAAACGGAGTATATTTTCCAAATAACTCTATATCCTCATCTACTAAAGAGCGTCCCCTTACTCCTATTAATTGATTATTTATATCAAAATGTGGAATGATAATTTTTTGCTGCCACGTAGAATACATAATATTGTATTTCTCCATAGTTTCTATTGAAATACCCTCTTTAATCCAATCTTGAGTGTATAATTTCTGAAATATTCGTAAAATACTTTTATCATATGGAATTAAAGGTTTAGTTTCTATTTCTTTTTTTGTTGTTCTTTTATACTTTCTAATAAATTCCCAATCTGATATTTGTTCCTGCTTTCCAAATCCATATTCGCAGTTATCAATGTTCAGTTTTATACATATCCAGTTAATTGCTTTTTGAAACTCTTCTTGTTCATAACCTTTATAACCCATGACAACTCCGATAATATCCATCTGCCCACATTCCGTATAACAATGAAAACTCTCAGAGTCTTTGTAGTAATACAATTTAGGTTTTGTTCCATGATGACATACCGTATCAGTAATCCACATATCATCATCTTCGTAATAGAAAGTTGCCCCCATTTCAGTAAGCAACTCTCTAATATCTTCTTCAGATAACTTATCTTTTAATTCTTGGGCGGTCATATAAGTACCTCCCTACACTGTAGTCTTTGATGATTTTGATAATTCCATTGCTAATTCAGATCCAGATATTTCTTCATCGCCTTCAATCATATGTACCTCACCAACATCTTCAAAAGTAAAATTAATAATTGTTTTCTCAATATCTGAAATCAATTGATAACTATAATCTGTAACAAAACAGTCACTTTCCCTCATAGTTCCAAGATTAAGTTTTGTCCATATTACAATCACTTTCCACTTTCCACCACGATTTTTGAAGATGTAATATGCCATATTTGGAATTAATGTTCCAAACTTTCCTTCTGATTCTAATATTGGTTTTAGCTTTTTGAGGTCTTTTTGTGTAACAGGTAATGCAAGAATCCCACCATCTGCTTTTTCTATAATTGCCTTTGATCCTTTTAACGCTCCAGCGTCTTTGTTATTTTCGTCTTTATAGGTATCATTGAGCTGTGTTGCAGATCCAAGATATATATTAAATTTGTTTGCTATGGATTTTAATGAAGCACTGAACAAAAAGAGAATCTGATGGGTTGCTAACCTAGTGTGCGTTTTATTGTAATAATATTCATACAAAGATGGAGAATCATTGATATAATCAAAGAAACAAGCACAAATACCATAATTAATGATGTATCTTTCAATAGTCTCTGTTATTAAATCTATTGTAAAGTCTGGCATATACTCTATGTAATATTCATATCCTTCAATATATTCTGCCGATTCATCTAAAATTTGTTCCTCTTCTTTGGTTATGTTATCCCATGTTTCAATTCTTTCCTGATCTATTCCGCTAACATGAGCAAGAATAATATCCTGAATTTCCTCTTTCTCTAATTCAGTAGATATAAATAAAACCTTTTGTGCCTCACCAGTAGAAATCCATTCATGCTTATTCCAATCATATATTCTATCAGATACCATATTGCATCCATCAGCAAGAGAACTTCTTGATTTACCACCACCACTTATAGAACTCCTGATGATAAACTTCTTACGTCTCATTCCCCTATATACAGTTGTAAGATAACCTGATTGAAATGGATAACCATATGTATTTTCTTGCTCTTTATGTTCTTTTAACCTATTTTTTATTCCTTCTCCAACTTTAAATGCATAATTATCTCCAAACACATTTTTCCACATTGACTTGAAATCTAAAAATCTATTTGTGAATGCATTTAGTACATCAGAACTGGTTAATTCGTTAAACTTCTCAATTTTACTTTCATCTGATTCATCATAAATAAAGGTAATATCCATTTTAAGTTCTTCAGATGCATTTCTTATAATAGAATACTTTCGTACATCGTCATGATATTTTCCAATATTCATTAGCTTATCGGAAGCCATAGTGGTTGCTTCTTCTATATAATCCCACCCATTATTATTTTTCCACAGAGAAGTTGCCGTTGTTATTTGCGCTATCTCATTCTCTATATCAAGGGAAGAAATTTTTTCAACATTTCCTTTTTTAGCAATGTTTACTAATGCTCCCCATATCATCTTATGAAAATTTTCTGGATAGTCATTTGCATTAGTAACATATTTTTCATCCAATATAAATCGTGGATTAATGCAATAACATCCAAATAAC